ATCAACTAGAGTTACAACGCAGAAGATTAGAAGTACAGAAACTTAAACAAGAGATTGAATACTTAAAACAAATGCAGAATAACAATGAGTTTGATAACTGATGGCTGATTTAGAAGAAATTGTAAGCAAAAGCGAAGAAATAAAGGGTAAAAAGCTAAAATTATTCGGTTTGAAAGTTAGTGGTACTAGCATAGTCGCAGCATTTGCCCTAATTTCAACGATTGTTGGTACGCTATACGGTGGCTTTCTTATGTACCAGAAAGTCGAAGGAATCGCAAATTTGGACCTCGATTCTATAGCTGGACAGATGAAAAAGACATCAGCAGACGTTTTAAGGATAGAAGAACACGCCAATGCAATCAAAATAGAATTAAAGAAAGATATGACAGACCTACGCAATAGCCAGTGGTCTTTAGAATCTAAAGTAGATACTAAGTTACAATCAGTAGATACTAAACTTACTAACTACGATACAAAGTTAGATAGGTTTGAGATAAAGGTAGAGAAAACTAAAGAGGATATAAATAAACGGATACAAGAATCATTAGATAATCCACTAGCAAACTAAGGAGATAATATGGCTAAGAAGAAAAAAGGTAAAGGTAAAGGCGGCTACGGAAGAAAAGGTTATTAATGGCATTTACTAAAAGACAAGCAAACGCAATGGCTAGGCATAAAGAACATCATACTGCTAAACATATGAAAGAGATGAAAAAATTAATGAATGGCGGTAAGACCTTTACAGAGTCACATAAGATAGCTATGAAAAGAGTGGGGCGTTGATTAATGGACGAAAAACTTAATCGTATGCAATTACAGCTAGACAAGCACACTTCTCAAATAGGAAAGCTGTTTAGTAAGATTGATGACACTAATAAATGTATAGCTAAAATAAACACTTCTTTGTTACAGATTAAATGGGGTGTCTATGGAGCTTTACTTTATTATTTTGTTACTGAAATAGGAATTGTAGAAGCAATGAGGTTAGCAGTATGATAGGATTTTTAACAAACGTAGCACCAATAGCTTTAGGCTTTGTAGCTAAACTGTTTGCACTTAAGAGTCAAGCAGCAGCAGAGAATCAGAAGTTAATGATACAGAATCTACAAGTGCGTAATGATTCTATCAATCAAGCTAGAGACAGAGCAGATAAAGAGAGCCCGATGGCTGCACTTAACAGAAGAGTAATTATCTTTGTCATACTAGCATTAATTATATTTACACAAGTAGCTCCAGTGTTCTTTAATGTACCAACAGTAATACCTAATACTATAGAGGGATTTAGTTTCTTTGGTATTCAATTTACACCAGATGTAATAGAGTATGTACAAATACAAGCTGGCTCAGTATTAAAGATGGATGAAATCTTTGGATGGGCTACTATGATAATAGAGTTCTATTTTGGAGCACAACTAGCTAAAGGAAAGTAAATGACTTATAGAGAAATTATTAACAGCGTTTTAAGGAGACTCAGAGAAGATACTATTGACTCTGATTGGTCAGGTAACTTATATGATTCTGTAACTATCTCAGATTATCAGAAGTTAATTGGGGAGTTAGTTAATGATTCTAAAAAGAATGTAGAGTCTTATCACGACTGGAATGCCTTAAGAGAGACATTTAATGTTAAAACATCTCTAGGCAATATGCAATACACTTTAGGTGATGCTACTAAAGGTGCAGGTGTAACATTTAAAGTATTAGACGTAATATGTCAAGACACAGGACAAGTATTAGACCAAGTGCCTAATGACTGGCTTAATGAACAAGTATTTCCTATAGCTAATGCTGCTAATGGTAAGCCTACTTATTATGCCTTTAATGGTATCTCACAAGCAGGTACAAACAGAGAGCCGGACTTTAATATTGATTTATATCCTGTTCCTGATTCTGCACAAACAATCTCAGTTAATATTGTAGGTGCTCAACAAGAACTTAAGACAGCCTCTCAGGTGCTTAGAGTTCCTTCGCAGCCTGTTATTCTTGGGGCTTGGGCTAGAGCTATAGCAGAGAGAGGTGAAGATGGAGGAAGTATATCTAGTGCTGTTGCGGCAGAAGCTAGAGACTCTTTAAACATTGCAGTTCAGTTAGATGCTGGCAATATGGAATATGAAAGGGATTGGGTAGTAGTATAATATGGCACTAGAATCTAAGCAAATTAATGCTGTACCTTTAGATACTATTGGTATTAATGGTATAGATACGCAGACGACACCAACTGCTCTAACACCTAATTGGTTTACTAAAGCAGACAATGTTGTTTATACAGAAGGTGGTAAAGTTACATTCCGTAAAGGATTAAAGCAGGGCACATTAACTGGTGGTGCTAAGATAGGTTCTATAACAGAACATTATAATGGCACAACAAATAAGATATTTGCTGGTGTTGGCACTAATATGTATATTGTTGATTTGTCTGATAAAGATAATGCTTGGACAGGGTCTTTTGCTACAGGTGCGGCTTCTTCTGATTGGCAGTTTACAAATTTTAATACTCATTTATATGCTGCTCAGTTTGATGAAGACCCGTTATATTATGATAATTCATCTTGGGCTAAATTAAAAGATACAAGTGGTTATCAAGCACCTTCAGGTGTAACTACGTTTGACCCTAGCTGTATGTTAGGTTTTTATGGTAGAGTATGGGCTGGTGGTATTACTGAAGAAGATGATGTCTTATATTATTCTAAATTATTAGACGGTCATAAATGGGGTGCTGATGGCGGCTTTATAGACTTAAAGTCTGTATGGGGTCAAGATACTATTGTAGCTATACACTCTTTTGCAGGTAAGTTAGTTATATTTGGTAAAGAAAATATTGCTATTTATAACAGTCCTGACATAATAGGAGACATAGCTTTAGACGAAGTTATTAGAGGAATAGGATGTGTATCTAGAGACTCTATACAATCTATTGGAGATGATTTATATTTCTTGTCTGATACTGGTGTTAGGTCTTTATTTAGAACTACTCAGCTAGACAAATTACCCCTAACAGAAAAATCTATAACAATTAAAGACGAACTAATATCTAATATTAGTAGCAGTACAAATGTTAAATCAACATTTATGCTAAATGAAGGTCTTTATATTTTATCTTTTGTAGATAAGAATGTTACATATGTTTTTGATACTACATATAAGACGGAGAAAGAGACTCCAAGAATAACTAAGTGGGACTTTGCAGACAGTAGAGAACCTGCCAGTATGGCATACACAGAAACATATGGGCTTTTAGTAGGACAACAGGCAGGAAGAGTTGCTACTTATGAAGGTTATTATGATGTAGACTATAGCGGCTCTAGCACTTATACTTATAATAGCTATACAGTTTCTTTTTCTACGGTATGGATTGATTTAGGAGAAGGCGTACAATCATCTATTCTTAAAAGATTAGTTATGCTTGTATCAGGAGGTCAAGGAACAGATGTAGGTATTAGGTTATATAAAGACTTTGAAATGACACCTAAAATATCACCAACATTTAAACTTAATCCTACACTAAGCGGAGAGCCTTATTATTGGGGTAATGCGTTGTCTTTATATGGGGCTACTACAGCTACACATACGCATAGCTCGACTCTACACCCTTCTTCGTCTAAATATGCTCCAATACACGGATTTAAAGAGCGTTCTATACCATTAGCAGGTAGTGCTAAGTACATAAGATTAGAGTGGGACGGAGTAACTAAAGGTTACAAAGCATCATTACAATCATTATCATTATTATTTAAACAAGGTAAAATATTATGAGTAATTATACAATAGCGGTAGGTTGGTCTGGAAAAGATGCCTTAGCAGACACAGACCCCGGAAAAGTTATCTCAGGTGCTGACTTTAATACTGAATTTACAGCAGTAAGAACAGCACTTAACTCTAAGGCAGACGCAAACGGTAGTGCATCAGAGAACTTTACTGTTAATGGCTTAACGGCTACTACAGGCACGATTGGTGGTGAGGAGATAGTTACCCTAGCTACGCCACAAACGTTCACTAAAGCTCATCCTACGGCTTCTGAGACTATAACACTAGCTTCTACACAGACAGCTAACTTGTTAAATTCAAACGTATTTGTAGTTAGTGTACAAGGAAACCACACACTTAATGTGTCTAATATGACATCAGGTGTTGAGGCTTCTTTCTTAATTAAAAATACTGGTGCTTATGATGTAGCATTTAGTACAGACTTCTCATTTATTGGTGGTCATAACCCTACAATAACATCAGGTAACGGTAAAGTAGATTTAGTTAGATGTGTCTCAGACGGCACTAAAATGTATTGTAATATAGCACAAAACTTAACATAGGAAAAAATATGGCTGGTTTCTTTAATACAAGCTGGGATTTAAGTAATAGTTTTAATTCTCCATTTACAAATAACCAAATGGTGGGCGGTAATTTATCTACAGAAATAACGCCAAGACCCGGAAATGAAGGTCCTGATACTACAGAGTCTTTTACAAATACTTGGGGAGCTCCTACTGGGTATATGGGACAACAACAAGGAAACAACATATTTAATCCTTATCAAGCTAATACTAGTGGTGGTTTTTATAACCCTTATCAGTTTGGTCAAGTGCAATATGGAACTCAGTATGGTGGCGGTCAAGAGATGCCGTGGTGGATGAATTATAATGTTAATAATCCTTTTATGCCTACACAACCAACACCTAGTGTACAGCCACAGCTACAGCCACAAACACCTAGAAGACCTCAAGGTACTGGTCCTGACGGTAAAGACTTAACTTATGATGAGACTATAAAGTATTTTGGTCTGTATGATGGGGCAGAAAATGCTTTTGCGGCAGGAGATTCACAAGCAGCATATAGACAAGACCATATGCAATGGAGAAGTGGTACAGGTGCTTGGGAAGGCAAAGGTAAAAAAGAAGGGGAATCAGATTTAGATTATCCGGGACGCACTACAGATGCTGGTGATGTTATTATGGGCGATAGACAGAAATTAGCTTCTTGGTCAGGTATGTTAGGGGAAATACCTGATAATTTAAAGGCTTTATTTTCAGGCTCTCAAGATAATGAAATATTAAATGCTACTCCGGCTATTGGCGGAGGTAGTGGTACTACACAAGTTCCTGATATGTTTAGAACAGGCAATACAAATCCTTTTAACGTGCCTTATGGTCCTCAGCCTATGTCTATGCAAAATTATTTAGATGATAGTCAAATATTTAATAAGTATACTGTTTCAGATTTGGAGCAGGCACAAGCCGCAGGACTAACAGATACTAATAGAGTAGAAGTAATATCTCCTCTACAATGGGATTTAAGATTTAATCCTATACCTGATATGTTTAAAACGGGAAATATGAATCCTTTTAATATTCCTTATGGACCTAAACAAGGCGGCGTAGAACAAAATTATGTAGCACAAGATACAGGAGGTTCTTTTGAAATTTCTGATATACCGCCTGTAACACCTATAACACCTGTAAGTATGTTTGGTATAGGCAAAGATAATTTTGTTCCTGAGACTCGTTATGGTCCTAATAATTCTAGGCAGTTAGTAGAGTCTAATTTACTCGGCTTTCCTACGCCAACACCAACAGAAGATTTTTATGCTCAAAGAAGATTTGATGCTATGAAAGTAGAAAGAGAAAAACAAGCGGCTATGGCTGAAAGTAAGAGATTGGCTGAAGAGTACGAAGCACAGAACAGAGCTGAAAGAGCGAGAATTGAAGCAGATAAAAAAGCTGCGGCTGAAGCTAAAGCTAAAGCAGATGTGGCTGCAGCAGAAAAAGCAAGACAAGCGGCTGCGGCTCAAAAGCGTATGAACGATAGATATGAGACAGGACCAGTAACACCAAACATATTTACTTCTAAGAAACCAACAGTTACTGATTATACTAAAAGCTATAGTAGGCGATATGGATTATAAGATGAATACAATTAAGGAGAGAAGATAATGAGTATATGGACAACTTTAATAGGGGCAGGATTACAACTTTATGCTGGAAATAAAGCAGCAAGTGCCGCCACAAGTGCAGCTTCAGATTACAACACAGCATTAATAGAAGCAGCTAAACCTAAGAGTGTCTATGACCCTACAGCTTCTGCTATATGGGATGAAGAGACTCAATCATATGTCTTAGCTCCTTCTCAGCCTATGATGGGGCTCTTTGGAGCTAACCTTCAAGATGCTTATAGACAGAGAGCACTTATTGAAGATTATATGAAAGACCCTGAAAGTGCGGCTCGAGCTAGGTTTGCTAAAACTGATGCTGCTCTAGCACCTTTTAGAGCTAAAGAAGGCGAAGGTCTTTTAAGTAGGTTACTACAAAGTGGTACTGCTGGGTCTAGCCTAGGAGCAGAACAAGTAGCTGCTAGAGAGGCACAGAACAGGCTTTATGATGCTACAAGATTAGAGGCTGAAAGAGCGGGTGTTCAAAGTGACATTACTAATTACATTAATCGTTCTAATATGGCGGCTCAAAATGCAGAAAGATATGGTTCTATAGGTCAAAACTTAGCTAACATAGGTATGGGTTTAGGTAGTGATGCTTATACTGCAGCTTCTATGGGTGGACAAGGTTTAATGAGTGCTCAAGCACAACAAGGAGTTGTTAATGCAGGAATACCGTATGCTATAGGACAACAACTTATGGGGTATCAAAAAGACCCTTATAAAAATGTGGCGGCTCAAGCTAATTATAGCTATGCTCCAAGATTTAATAACCCTTAC